CTTGCCTGACCACGACATTTTTTCTCTCGATACAAATAAAAACTGCAACATAGGTGAGTGATGGCACGTAACACGACACGTGGCACACTGTCAGAGGCAGAACGTCTAGACATACAGGCACTGTATGCAGAGGGTGGTCACACCTATCAGTCACTGGCAGATAAATATGGTGTACACAAATCTACCATCAGTAGAATAATCAATGGTCAGAATAAAAAACTGCAGGGTCGTGGTCAGACACACGACACACCTGCAGCTGCACAGACAGTGGTGTCATCATCTACAGGTGATGAATCAGACCCACTACTATTCAGACAGGCCAAACTGATAGAGATAGCAGCAGACATACAGGCCACACGTGACAGAGGGTCACACCATGCACTGCCACAGTTTCACAGACTGCACGTACAGATACATGACGAGTGGACACAGATGAGACGTGAGGCAGATGAACTAGATGGTGTCACAAACCCAGATGAACTACTGCATACTATCGCTATGGCAGTACGTGGTCTGCCTCCACTGTTAAAGGACAGACTCATAGACATGCTGGGTGAATATGACAATGTACTACATCTACACACAGGTGGTGCAGAGTGACCATCAATCTATACAACACAGACTGCATGCAGGCACTACGTGATATGCCAGACAACATGTATGACCTTGCAATAGTAGACCCACCATATGGTATCAACATAGTGACCAGTATTGTAAAATCACATAGGTCATCATCAAATATGTATTCTACATCATGTATGACAGACCACAAATCTGAATGGGATAGTGACATACCATCTGCAGAGTATTTTGAACATCTACAGAGGGTCAGTAAATATCAGGTTATCTGGGGTGGTAACTATTTCCTAGACCATCTCGGCCAGACTAGATGTATATTGATATGGGATAAACACAATGGTACAAACCCACTAGCAGATGCAGAGATAGCATGGACAAATCTAGATAGACCTGTGAGAAAGTTCACTATGCACCATTTCAGTAGTGGGTATGGTAAAAAAATACACCCTACACAAAAACCAGTCAGACTCTATGAATGGATACTACAGACATTTGCCAAACCTACAGACAGAATCCTAGATACCCATCTAGGGTCAGGGTCTATTGCAGTGGCCTGTCACAACACAGGTCACAGTCTAGATGCATATGAGATAGATGCAGAGTATTTTGCAGCAGCACAGGCACGTCTGCATGAACACCAGAGACAACTGAGACTATTCACATGAATCTATCTGCACTGGCCACCATAGCACGTACAGCAGGTACACTGTCTGCAGATGCAGAACAGAACCCACTACGATACTGGAGACCTACAGAGATACAGAGGCAGGTACTAGAGGACACACACCAAATGGTACTATTCAGAGCGGGTAACCAGATAGGTAAAACCATGTGTGGTGCATATGACACCATCTGTAGATGTCTGGGCAGACACCAGTACAAACAGGTGACCCCACCACCTATAGAGGTCTGGGTCATCTGTCATTCATGGGAACAGTCCAGAACCATCATGGGCAAATTTCATGAACTTGTACCAAAACATGAACTGCACCCATCAGTAGAGTTTGTCACAGGCAAAGGGTACAGGGGTACAGGTGCACCCATCGTCAGATTCAAAAATGGGTCACTGGTCAGATTTAAAACGACAAATCAGGGTACATTGGGTATTGCATCTGGTACTGTCGACCATATCTGGGTAGATGAACCACCACCACCTGACCTATTTGGTGAGTTAAAAGCCAGAACGACACGTACAAAGGGTACAATGTTATTCACCCTGACACCGATAGGTGCACCACTTGAATGGTTAAAACAACTCGTCAAAGACCAGATAGTACATGAACATGTAGGTATCATGAATGTAGAGAACTGTACCCCTATAGGGTGCAGGCCACTGATGACAGCTGCAGAGATAGAACAGCTGCGTATGTCATTTCTACCACTTGACAGAGATGTACGTATGAATGGTGACTGGGATGGTGGCATGCCAGAGGGCAGGATATTTGAACAGTTCACAGATGACCTAGTATCAGACCTGACACCAAACCCAGACAGACAGTACATCTGGTCTATAGGCATAGACCATGGTCACGACATTGCATCACAGGTGGCCATATTGACTGCAGTAGATGTGACAGACAGAGACAAACCAGTAGTGTATGTGGTAGATGAATATGTGGCAGATGGTGCATCTGCAGAGGTACATGCAAAATCAATCATTGCAATGATAAAACGAAATGGTCTAGACATAGCACACATTCAGAGATGGACAGGTGACAGGTCACATGGTGGGTCTAGAAATAATGGGGGTAGAATGTCGAATACTATGTTGATGTCTGCATTTGCCCATGTACTAGGATATCAAAAGACAAAACTACCATTCAGAATCAGGACAGCATACAAACCAAAATACTCTGTCTACTATGGTTGTCAGGCACTGCATGAACTGATGTGTGATTCTAGATTTCAGATATTTCCACGTGCAGAACGTACCATCAAATCTTTAAAGTTCTGGGCTATGAAAAAGTCTGGGGGTATGGATACTATGTCAGAGTTTAAACACTGTATAGATGCACTCAGATATGCTACAATGCCTATTATAGATATACAGTATCGTGCACCAAAACATTCAAAAATCAGTAGGTAACCATGTACACAAATAATCAAATACCACCTATGCCACTGCATACAAATCAGACGACACAGAGACGTATTGAACATTCAGGCTTACGTAGACGTATGCTGTGTGGTCAATGGCTGCAGGATTTGATAGACGAGATATCAAACCACATACCTGAATCACGTCAGGCCACATGGGGTGTACCTGACATGTCATCTAACATATTCAAGGCCAGTGTAGATGCACTGTGTGGTCTGTATGTAGAACCACCTACAGTCAGTGTGACAGAGACAGATGACCAGACTGCAGAGGGTCTGGTAGGTCGTGAGGGTCTGGTCAATGCTGCAGGCCTGTGGTCAATGATGCAGAAAGTACAGTACTACACACTGGGCATGAATGAATGTTTTATACGTGTAGACATGACAGATGATGCAGAGGGTCTATTGTATCGTATTGTGACTGTGGACATGGTAGATGCAGATGCCAGTGCAGGCGACCCATCGAGGCCACACACCATCAGAGAAACACGACTGAGATACTGTCATGAATGCAATAAACATGAATGGACAGTAGACCATCTGTCAATCAAAGACCCACAAAACCCTGTCTATGAAATCTATACAGTGAATCAAAATGGTGAACGTGCAGATGATGTGACTGAGAAATATCTAGGTCAGGCCATGTCAGGTGCTGCATATCCGTACAGAGACAGTGCAGGTGTACCATTTCTGCCATACAGTCTGTACCATGCAGAGATACATGGTCATCTATTCGATGCATATGCAAACCGTGAATGTGTGATGGGTGCACTGAATGCAGCTGTACTGTATACCTATTTTCTGCATCTATGTCGTGACTGTTCTCACCCACAGAGATATTTACTGGGTGCAACACTGGCAGGTCTAGATACATTTGACAACAATCTAGAATCACGTAGACAGGCCATAGCATCTGACCCTGCATCTATTCTGGTGTTCACCCCAGACCCAGACCTACAGGCAGGACAACAGCCCCAGATAGGACAGTATCAGGCAGGTGGTGATGTGGGTCAGATGTTAGAATCTATCACAGTCTATGAACGTAGAATCAGTTCATACATGGGTATCAATCCTGCAGACGTACAGAAAATGTCAGGTGACCCACGTAGTGGATATGCTATCGCTATCAGTCGTAGTAGTCTCCGTGAATCACAAAGAAAGTATGCACCATCATTCAGACGTGCAGATGTAGAGACACTAGAGATATCTGCCAAAATCGCAAATAGATACATGGGTACATCATACCCTGAAACTGGTTATAGAGTAGAGTATCATGCCATACCACTGTCACCACAGGAAAGTAAAGAACAGAGGGAAAACATGTTAGCACTACTAGCAGCTGGTCTGATATCAAAGGTCGATGCCATGAAAATACTGCATCCAGATTTTGATGACACAGATGCCAAACGTGAACTATTGAAAATTCAAAACGACAATCTAACATTCTAACAACACATACAAAGGGTTAATCATGTCAAATACAATCACACACGATGGTGTAGAATACGTTGCAAAGTCACATGTAGACGAGATAGTCAGACAACGTATAGCAAAATATTCAGAGAAACTGACTGCCACAGAATCACAGCTGTCAGAATATCAGGCAAGACTAGATGAGGCATCTGCAAAAATCGGTCTAGTCGACAATCTGACACAGCAGGTAGAATCACTACGTGGTGAACTATCTACTGCAAATAGTCGATATGAACGACACACAGTCATCAGTCAATATGGCATCAATGACAATGGTGTACGTGATGCAGTAGAATGGGCATATGAACGTGAGATGCAGGGTCGTAACAAAAAAGACCAGATGTCTCTGTCTGACTGGATGCAGTCTATTCATGATGCACCTGACACTGCACCTGCAGTTCTACGCCCATTCATTCAGTCACCATCTGCAGAGACACCTGCCACAGAACAACAGATGCCACAGCAGGTACAGCAGACCCAGATGCCACAGCAGGTACAGCAGACCCAGATGCCACAGCAGGTACAACAGACCCAGATGCCACAACAGGTACAACCACCTGCATCAAACCGTGGTGTAGCTGCCCAGACAGGTGCACCTGTGCCAAATGACATACTGCAACGTGCCACAGACCCTGCATTCTATGCCCAGAATAGAGACGCCATCAGACAGGCATTCTACAGTCAATCTGGTAAAACTGAATCACCATTCAAATTCTAGAGGGTCGACATGGCTACATTTCTATTTAGTGATGGTGCAGGTGTACCATCACGTCATGACTTTACAAACCTATCTACTATTGTCATCACACATGGTCTGGGGTACAGGCCTGTAGTGTGGATAGAGATTGATGGTCATCAGGTGTATGGTGACATCACCTATAACAATGACCTGACATTTACTGTCACATTTCAGACAACAGAATCTGGGGTGATATACTATCGTTGAATGTTCCATCATTCACGTGAATCACAACATATGCACATAGAGGTATACAACACATGGCACAACGTTTTTTAGCACCAGAGGTCACATTTGAGGGTCTCATCAAACAAAATGGTACAGTATCAAATGACAATCACGTCATCACACGTGGTTATCTACACGGTAACGTACTCAACGGTATTCACCCAGACTCTGCAAACTATGCATCTGTAGTAGCAGACAACGGTGTCAACAAATTAAAGATTGACCCATTGACCATCACCAGTGTGACTGTCAATAGTTCAGAGGCAGATTTGTCTGCATTCATCTCGAATGTCTACACAGGGTCGAACTTTCAAGAGGGTGACATTGTATTTTTGACATCACCATCACCCACAGAGGCCTACATTCACAATGGTGGTACAGCTGGTACTGCAAGTGACTGGGAACTAGTAAACAGTGGTTTGTCAGATGCACAGATTCGTTCAAAACTGTCTGCCTCTGCAGGTATCGACTACAACAGTGCAACAGGTGAATTCACTGCAGACCAAGCTGAAATCAAAGCATTTTTCAGTGCAGGTACTGGTCTGTCATATGCAGATGGTGAGTTCAGTTTAAATGCCACATCAGACCAAATTACAGAGGGTTCTAACAACCTATTCTATAAAAACAGTCGTGTAGATAGCTATCTGTCAGGTGGTACTGCTATCACGTACACAAATGGTGTGATTGCATTCAATGGTTCAACAGACGACGTGTCAGAGGGTACTGCACTGTATTTCACACAGGCACGTAGTCGTGGTAGTATTCAGGCAGACCCTGCAGCTGGTAACCTGTTGACATACAATAGTACATCAGGTGACATTGCAGTACAACTGTCTGCAGTATTTGCAGAGTTCTCTGCAGGTCAGGGTTTGACATTCAATGGTGGTGAATACACACTAGATGCAAATACTGACGACATCGTACAGACAGCAGGTGCAACTAACAAATTCTATGCAGATAGTCTGGTAGATGCCCATCTGTCAGGTGGTACTGCTATCACCTACACAAATGGTGTGATTGCATTCAATGGTTCAACAGACGACGTGTCAGAGGGTAGTG